ATTAACCTGTGTTGCTTGTGCGCTAGACAGTGCAATACCTGTACGAATGATACCGCTATTTAAGCCCTCTTGAATAACAGGCTTTAACGATTCGCGTAATTGAGTTTGACCAACTGTGCCATAATCCACCGCGTTTGCAGAATCAAGCAAAGTTGCACCCGCTAAACGGAATTGGCTATTGAGATAGATTTGATTCACATAAGAATCTAACCACACCCAACGCCCTGCAATGTTGCCATTGTAGAACCAGTTAAAATCATTACTACCCTCTGTATAAGCAGCGTAGAAGTTATAACCATTGCCAATCAAATTAGCTGCAATCTGTTCGTCATTAACGTTGATTGCCAAGCCTGATTGATGTTTGAATGCAAAAGTGATTCGACCATTGGTTGCACTAAAATCAACACTTGCAATCGTACCCGCTAAAAACGCGGCAATGTCACGCGCCATAGCGACAATACTTGAACCCGCATCGGTAGCAACGCTTGGTTGACCACTAATACAGACAGTCCCATCAAACTTGCCGTCTATTAAATAACGCCCCATTGTTGCGCTAGAGTTGGCCACAATTGCGTTACTGTCGCTATCGTAACAAATGTATAAATAACGTTGATTAGTGTTGTTTGACCATGCGCTATAGAGTTTTTTCTCTACAAGCAATGGCTCATAATCAGTGGTAAATGTTGACCAATTTTGACTAACACTCAAAACACGGTCTAATACATCACTTGGCGTTTCTGCATCAATACCTTGACTTAAAATTGCACCTGTCGCTTGAGTCAATTTAAGGCTTGCCGCGATTGTACCTGTAGCATAAATCACCGTCTTACTAACACCCGCGCTTGTGCTTGTCACAACAAAACGCTGACGCTGTGAATCATAAGTCACGGCAAAATCGGGTGAAGTAAAAGCGGCTGTAATAATGGTAGCGGCATTGCTAAAACTTGTCGCGGTGCTTAAATTGATAGAGCTAGATGTATTGGCAACACCCGCAATCGTGACTATTAAAGTACCTGTATAAGTTTTAAGCGTGTCTAAATCAACATTGGCCAAAGACCCACCGAAGATACGCCCGTTATCGTTCGTGTCGGCATAATGAGCAACGTATAATGTACTTGGTAACTGTGTTGCACCGTCATAGCCTTTAAAATAAATATCGGCCATTTGTGCAATCGTATCACTAGAGCCAAAATAATCGCCAACCGCATTTGCTGAGTTAAACTGTAGTAAGTTTTGAGCGGGTACAGCATCGTTTTTAGTAATCAATACTAAATTTAAGGCTAAAGGATTGCCGCCCGTCCCGACCACATCGGGATTCACTTGAACAATGGTACTAATAGGGATAGAAGTCATAAAACACCCTCAATAACTGGATAAATGGTAGGAGCGTTTAACTCTACCGCTAATTGTGTATTGACCGTGACTGTCGGGTCATACTGCAAATAAAGCATAATCATAAACCTTTTTTCGTACTGCATCGCATCATTGACAAAAACAATTTGCTTGGGGTCGTCACAATATAAAGGTTTTATGTTTTCAGGAAAAGAATCATAAGCAAAAGCATCACGAAATAGGGTGCTTATAACACTTGCTTGATTTGATGCGGTTTCGCTATAAATATCAACCTGTATTGATATTTCTGTTTTTTGGGTAATTTGTGAGTAATCGCCGTCTATTAGGTCTAGCGTGTCTGTTTGTATGTTTGTGGCTAATCGTGATTGTGTGACTATTTGCATGGCTGCATAATTAGTAACGGGTGGTGCAACTAAATTATCTAATGCTTGAATAACAGAAAATCCACTGGGCAAAACAGTTACCAAAAAATCGCCAACGGCTTTCAAAACATCTGATTGCGTAATGCTAGGTATCATGTGCGCCCCTGATTATAACAAATAGCAATTTTACACCAGTCTGGCCATTGTTCTAAAACCTGAACGACTAGCCATGTTTTACCGTTAAATGTGACTTTATCGCCACCTTTGCCTAATCCGCGTACAACGCCGTCAAACTCACCGTTTACATAAATTGCGCCTAAGTCGCCCTCTAAATTCAAGCCATTTAATTGTTCTAATTCTTTCGCGCTTAGATTTTGGAATTGACCGCTTTTTGTTACGGTTGTAAATGTCGGGACTCGTTTATAATCCGCGCTCTGTGTAAAACCTGAGCTAATAGAAAAAACCATATCAACAAAGGGATTGACCGCACTGATTGCACCGCTAGCGATTTGGTGTAGGTTCATTCTTTTTTACCATAATCATAATCGACACTGTTGAGCATATGCCCTGAGTCAATCAAAGGTTTATTAAAGCCTTTTCTTGCAATCGTGTCAGGTGAATTTGGTGGTGTAGTCCAGTCTCTAATTGATTGCTGTAACTGACCTCTGATTCCCTCACCCATCAATTGCCACGTTTTATCAATATCATAATTATTATTAGCCAAAACTTGACCAATGCTTACTGCCCAATTAGGCTTTTTATTCTTAATCATTGTCCGAAAATATGGCCGCATTGGTACGCCTTTCGCGCCGTACTCATTTTTAGCTGCAACTTCGGGTACACCTGTACCATCGGGATATGTTGCGCCCTCTAAAAACCCTACGCGCAAAGTGCCTGCGTCTTGAATGCGTTTAGCAATGCCTGCAAGGTGCGCTTGCATAGCACCGCCACCCGATAAAGAAGCCATTTAACCACCTATCAAATAAGGATTGACGGTTGACGGGGCTGAGTAGGATTGTCCCCTACGGTAAATCATTTGACGATAGGGTGCTGTTGCATTCCAATATGCCGCGCCGTATTTTGTCTGTAAATACCACGCTTGATTGTTGTTCGTTTGTCCATAATCTGTACCTACGCTAACACTTCCCTCTGTCGCTGAATTGATACGCCCAACAAGTCCATTCGGTTGTTGTCCGTTTGCACCAACATTTAAAAATGCGATATGAGCAACTAGCATATTTAACAATATGCTTCGCTGCCCAACATCTACAACGCGAGATGACTCGGTATTATTTAAGAGCATTGTCGATTCATCAAAAAACATCTGCAAAACATCGTCCTGAATCGTTGAGAATTCAGGATAACGGACTTTAAATGTTGTCGGATTGAATGTGACAATGCCCATAACTAATCTGCCTTAAATGGTTCAATGTTTTCTTGCTTTGCTTTTGGGTCTAAGAACTCAAAACCTGTTTTTTCAGATTTGCGCTCTTTAGCAATCGCATCGACATTTTTAACGACCTTATCAGCAAACACCATGCCGTTTTTAACAAACGCAAAGTCAGCATGAGCTTTTACCCAAGCGTCCCAAAATTCTTCGGGGACGTTGTGAGTTAGCGCATAGTGATTGAATAAAATCAATGTTTCACCATCACCATGCTGCGTACTGTTCAAACCCTTAAACGTGATAGCTTGGTCACCCACTTGAGCAACCAAACCATGCGGCAATTTACACCCCACTGTAACTACTGCACCCATTTCTTACACTCCAAGCATCTGTGCGATGCCAATAGGATAACGAATGATAGCACCCCAAGTACCACAGGATTTTTTCTGCTTGTAACTTGACGAACCAACAACAACGGCATGAGCGCGCATTTTTTCATTAAATGCAACTTCTGCCACTTTCTTACCGTCTAAACTGTCAACAATCAACTGTACTAATTCACCACTGCCTGTACTGTATTCAGGAGCAGTTTCAAAGCGCATATTTTTGAAGTTAGTATTTAACAACACTTTGACGTTGTTGTTAAATTGGTTTGTTTTGTTCAATGCAAGCGCGGCAGTCGGCGACATAGCCAAAACCATCGGCGTATCAGCATCAACAATACCCTGAGTCTGTGTAATGACTTTGGCAACAATGCGTACAATGTCATCATAAACAGTTTGGGCAGTTGTACCGACTAACGACCATACGGCAGTTGGTGTCAAAGCTGCTGACAAATTAGGGTCATTCAATAAACCATAATTGCGTAAACCACTCACACCATAAAAATAGGATTTGTTTAAGGCTTTGGCTAAAACAAACGCACTGGCAATCTGCTTTTCAGAACCTAAACCGATTTGAGCATCGCCCGCAACTTCTAGTTCTAATTCGCCCCACTGGGTAAAGGTTTGGAAGTTGTAAGAATCGCGATAAATCCAATTCAAGTTGGCTTCGCTCATGCCGTTTTCGCTGTAGTCACCATAGCTAGACACTTGGCCAATGGATTCGACTTGGCCGAATTGCATGGTCTTAGTTGAAAATGAGCCTTTTTTAATCTCACCACCAACAATCTGAGCGGCTTTCATCGGCGAGAACAATACGCGAATGACTTCGGGGTCAACGTATTGCGTCATCCATGCAGGAATACCCGCGTTTTGAGATTGAAACATTGCAGGCTGAGCATCTTGCGCCAATTTCATCGAAAACGAAGAATTGGTGTCGATAAAACCTTTAATGTTTGGAATAACCACGCCGCGAGCTACTAACTCGTCAGAACTGAACTTTTTGCCGTCTAAGGCCAACATTACGCCCATATTAAGCACCCCATGAAGAAATTTTAACTAATTCGCCT